GCTGCAGGAAGAGATTGATACCAGCGAGGTCATTACAAGGATTGTACCAAAGGCATATAACGGATACATGATAGAGGGGAATGAACCGTGGGTGGACTCACCACTGCTTGATAAATATCCAACAATAAAATACGGAGTGATCACATTTGAAGATGTGAAGATGAAGGCCGATGCTGCGGAAGATGACGAAGAGAACGGAATCGTGATCTGCAATACACAGGAAGAACTGAACAATGCGCTAAAAGAAAAATGCGAGGAACAGTTTGAAGCTGGAATTGACAAGCCGAAGGTTACGATATCCGCTGATATGGTTATGCTGCATGATACGGAATTGTACGCGGATATCCGGGAACTGGAAGAAGTTTCTATCGGAGACACGGTACATTGTCGTCACAGCAAACTGGATATTGTAACAGATGCACGTGTCATAGAACTGGAATGGGATTGCATCAATGAAGAGGTTGCATCTGTTGTGTTGGGAGACT